ATGGATATGACCAGATGGGCGACGTGGAATCGGTTGACGTTGAGCGTTTCGATGCGTTCCTTCTCTCGTACATCGCCACCATGTTCTTCGGTGTACAGTTCGAGTCTATCGACAAGCGACGCCTGAAGGTCGTTGAACTTGCGCCATAACAATCCAATATACCTTCAAGCCTTCTACGTCAAGAGTAAAATCTTGCGTAGATAGGCTTCTCTTAGCCAATTCCTAATTCATCATTGAACAATCGGCACAGCCGACAATTCAAGACTCAAAATTCAAAACTCAAAACTCCCAAATATGGCAGCATCTAATACAGACGTACAAAAATCACTGGCATGGGCGATGGGCACACCGGAACTTCCTGGTGTGCGTCGCCGTGTTTATTATACATCCAAGAATGATATTCTTGTTTGGCCTAAACTTCCTCATAACGAGGTCGGACGTGTCACTTCTTCTGTCTATGACGGCTCCTTCACGTTGAAGGAAAACGCTGTATGGAAGTACATCGACATCCTTCCTGAGAAGTCGCAACTCACAAGTGAGGCACAGGGTGAACTGCCGTCACAGACGCAGCTCAACAAACTCGTGGCGGTGCATCCATCGGTAAGCGAGGCGGCATCGGCTGCAGCTGCTTACCTCAATAACAACGACAACGTCTTCATCGTCGAGGACATGAAGGGCAAGCACCGTGTCGTGGGTTGTGACAAGTGGACTACCAAGACCACAGTCACGCAGGATCTCGGTCAGGGTGCCACTGGCACCACCGGCACCACTATCAACGTGGAGGCATCGGACGAGTGTCCGGCTCCGTTCTATACTGGCACCATCACCACTGAGGACGGCGACATTGATTGCGCAGCGTAACGGCGAGTAAAGTTATAATCATAGTTGACCATGGACAAGCGGACTCCGATAGACATGCAGGAATTCTTGAATGACATTTCCGTGCCGGACTTATCGGGTCCGCTTGAGCTGTCTTCAAAGGAGGCTTCGCATAAACAGAAGGATATCTTCGCCATAGAGAAACGCAAGGCGTGGGATAAGTCGGTCGAAGCGCGGTGCGACTTCACCCGACGCGTCCGGCTTACTCGACGGGCGGACACTTTCTTCATCTCTCTATGGCAGAAGTCGCTGTATGGCAGAACGCTGACGGATATAAAGGGCGACGATAGTATGGTGGCGTTCTTTGCTGATAGCATCTCGCCACTTATCCGTGACATCCTCGGTGAGGAGTTGAACACGGGGGCGTGGTGTATCGTCACCACTCCCAAACGTCGCCATCTCGTCAAGAACTTCGCCACTCGCATCAGCGAAATGATTGCTTCCCAACTGAACATCCCGTTCTACGAGGATGTTGCTTTCTGCCATTCCAAACAGCGTATTGGGGCGGTGTTCACTATGAACAATCTCCCCAAAGAGCCTAACTGCATCGTCTTCGACGACTTCGTTACTACTGGCTCTACGCTGAAGGCAATGCGCAATGTGCTTACCGAACATCACAAGAATTGTGTGTTCTTTACTAGTATCAACAATAAATTGTGAGCAAATGAGAGCAGAGTCAAGCTTGCTTGAACTATGCCGAGTGCTGCCACAATTCAACGAAGTTAAGTTATAACAACAAAGTTAAACTCTAAAATATGAACAATCTGACTGACAAACTCCAGCAATGGCTTGACACGCCATCTGCTGATCGTGACTGGAACGAGGGCACTATCCTCCTTCTCCAACTCACCAATAACACCATAATGTATCGTAATCTCAGCATCAATCCTAAGGGCAAGGCTGAGTTCATCGAAGGCAAGCTACGTTCCTTCCTCAAAGCTCGCCGTGAGGTCGAAGCCCACGACGAGGTGAACATCATGCAGGAACAAGTGGATGCTATCGTGGCAAGTCGAACAGAGTTCAAGAAACACAACGAAGCGAAGGACTTTAAGGCTGGCAAGCGCGCGGATCACGACTCGCTGCCTGAGGATATCCAGGCGCTCTATGTCGAGAACCTTGATATCACTCACCGTATGCGTGAACTCCATCTACGCCTACGCTTGTTGTCGGACTCTACTAAGCAGGTGCCGGCTTCAGAACGCAAGCCGTTACTCGACGAGTTTATAAATCTCGATAAAAAGTTGCACGCAAATTGGGACACTTATGACCATTATGTGACAAAGGCAGAAAGTGCAGCAAATACCGAAACCAAAGAAAGCGAGGAGGAGCAGACAAAGGAAACTGAAATTGGTCAGTCGCCAACTGACCAATTATCTGAGCAGCCTGAGGATGCCAGTTCTTCAAAACCGAAGTCCAAGTCTAAATCCAAGAAGTAGTGAAGCGCAACATCAACATAGATGACATCCTAAAGCCACTCTCTGAATGTCCACACCAGGCGTATCTCTCCAATGCTCTTCAGGTGGCGGACGTCTTAGAGTGGATTTTGGGACAAGTCGGCAAAGCGGAGATTTGGCAGACTTCGTTCTCAATCTCCGAGGAGTTCCTGCGTAGGCTCTTCTTCATCGAGAAGTCCGGCAACATATCTGCCTTTAATCTTGTTCTCGACCATAAGGCTACGAACAAAACTCTAAAGCTATGGGCGTTCATCACACAGACGATGAAGCGCACCTATCTTGCCGACAACCATTCCAAAATCCTTCTCGTGCAAGCGGAGTCTGGTGAACAGATTAGTGTCGTCACCTCGCAGAATCTCACACGAGGCAACCGCCATGAGTCCACCTTCATCTCCACTGACTCCAATATCTTCGACAAACTCCACGCCCAGGTTGATGACCTCATTAGAAATCACTCAGTTCCTCTTACTGACCTCTTCCAACAGCGTGTTAATGCTGCAGGAGCCAATAACTGACCCCATCATTCTCACGGCATAGAAAGGCTTAAAGAGGCTCAGTAAGGCTTAAATCATAAATCAAATGACTTATTCAGAAGAAACTCTCACGCAGATTGAACAATATGCTTCAATCTACCTCAAAATAAGCGATATGGCTGTAATTCTCGGTGTTCCACCAGAGGATTTACGCCGTGACATTGCAGACCGCACAACAGCCGTTTCGCAGCGTTACCACCGTGGCAAGGCTGCTTCACGTGTCAAGCTATTGCATCAGGAGATGCAGCTCGCCTACGTCGGCTCTCCACTCGCTCTTGAAAACACCCGTAACAACCTCCTCGATATGGAGGATGATGAATAGCCATCATAGCCATCACACCCACGGCTCAGACAGGCTTAGAAAGGCTTAGTTCGGCTTACCATCATAACGATAACACCAACAATCATGTCGCAATTAAACATCATAGAAATAGCAAAGCAAGACCTCTACACCGCAAAGGCGGAGTTGGAGGTGCGTTACCCCATTCCGCAAGTGGAGCACTTATTGCGGTTGCGCGACATGGTCACATGGTCTATCGCCAACCCTGACATGAAGGATCGTCAGTTTGTCGACGAGCTGCGCAGCCGTTACGGACTGTCGCAAGTCACGGCGTATGCGGACTTGAAAATCGTCAAGGCGCTGCTCCCGAACCTCTCGGAGTGTACGCGCGACTTCCATCGCTGGCGGTATAACGAGATGATCATGGAGACGTACCAGATGGCGAAGAAGCGTAAGGATACGAAGACGATGGAGAAAGCGGCCACTTCTTATGCGAAGTTTAACCGCATCGACATCGAGGACGAGCAATCTGTGCCGTACCACATGATTGTTGTCCAACCGTTCTTCCCGACTACTGACCCGCGTGTTGTGGGCATCACGCCGGTTCCGAACATCGACGACCGCATCCGAAAGCTCACCCAGGAGCTTACCACGTCGCATCCGGACACAGAAAATATCGAATACGAACAAGCGGATCTTGTGCTTGATGACATCTTTAAGCCTGAAGACAATGACGAACAAAGTTGACACTTCCCTTTGGGACATCGAGGCGAAGCAACACTCTAAGCGTGTGTACTTCAACAAACCTCAACTCCTAACGCAATACATCGGCGCGAAGACTACGGTCATCGTGGCCGGACGACGCACGGGCAAGACGGACTCTATCGCCTCGCCTTTCGTGCTGCGTAACATGCAGCGTATGCCTGGCTCCACTGGTGGTATCGTCGTGCCTACGTTCAAGCATGGCTTGACGAATACGCTCCCTGGTCTGCTTGCAGCATGGAAGCGTTGGGGATATATCAATGGCGTGCATTATGTGGTAGGCAGAAAACCACCGAAGTCCTTCGCGAAGCCAATCACCGAACCGGCTGACTATGAGCATGTCATCACGTTTTATAATGGCTCGGTGGCGATCATCATCAGTCAGGATCGTCCGGGCTCTTCCAACTCGCTCACGCTTTCATGGCTGCTCATTGACGAGGCGAAGTTCATTGATTACAACAAACTGAAGGACGAGACTCTGCCTGCAAATGGTGGCATACGCTCGTACTTCGGGCACCATAGCTTTAACCATAGTATGATGGTGCTTTCGGATATGCCTCAGACTACCAAGGGTTCTTGGTTCCTGCACTACGAGGATAAAATGGACACAGAACTGATTGACACCATAAAGGGCACAATCTACAAGATTTGGCAGACGAAGGAGCGCATCGCCCAGCTCAAAGAGCAGCGCAAGCCCATCCCTTCTTATCTGCCTAATTACCTCAAATGGCTCGACCAGAGTCTTAACAAGATGCGCTCGGTGGCGGTCTATTATAAGGAGTATTCCACCCTCGAAAACCTCCAGCTTCTCGGTGAAGAGTATATCCGGCAGATGAAGCGCGACCTCACGCCGAAGACGTTCCAGACGTCAATCCTCTGTCAGAAGATTGGCATCTCGCATGACGGATTCTACTCGTCTATGCAGGAGTACCACAAATATGATGCGTCGGATTTCGACTACCTCGACTCGCTCGGCTACGACCGCATCATCAAGGAGGCGCAGCAGGACTTGTACACCATCCACGCAACTAACCAGTTCTCTACGCTTAACAGCTCGCTCGACTGTCGCACGGACTCGGACATCGACCCTATGCAGCCTCTCTGCATTGGCATGGACTACAACGCAAATATCAACTGGATCGTTTGCGGTCAGCCTCGTGGCAATCGTCTGAACATTCTCAAATCGTTCTATGTGAAATTCGAGCGCAAAATCCCTGCGCTCGTTGCCGACTTCTGCACTTACTATGCTCCGCATCCTAACAAGACGGTCATCTACTACTACGATGCCACTGCCCTCGGCTCTAACTATGCCGTGAACGACCAGGACTTCCATTGGGTGGTAGTACATGAGTTCGAGCGTCACGGATGGCAGGTCATTGACGTGTACCTCGGCAACCCGATGCGCCACGATGAGAAATACCTTCTCATCAACCAGGGTTTTGCCGGGAAGCAACGCCTTATGCCGTACTTCAACCGCCAAAACAACGATGACCTTATCCTCGCAGTCCAGTCCGCAGGAGTGGAGCGTGGGCGCAACGGCTTCCGCAAAAACAAGTCCATGGAAAAGCAGCCGGAGTCCGAAGAAGACCTTCTCGAACATCGTACCGACGGCACCGATGCCTTCGACACCCTCTATATCGGCTGCGAAAAATTCCCACAGCACGATTTATACCCAATTTGTGTGGGTGGGGTGAGATAATGCAATAAAACGGAGAAAATGCCGTTTTATAGGAAAAGTCTATTAATTTTATGAGAAGCAACAAAAATGAATGACAATGTAATTGCATACATATTATCTCTTGTTTGTATAATATTTATACTAATTGAAATAGTATCTGTCAATAAAAAGAAAGGAATGACAGACCTCATCGTGTTCTTTTATTACTCATGCCCTTTGTATTACTTCATGTTATATAGGGGGGATGGTGGAGCAGCATTTACTTGGTGGTTTTATCTGTTGTTACTTACATTCATTCATTTGGTAATCTTGGCGTTCCGATTTGTCAAAATCATTGTTGCCAAACGTATAAGACGGAGAAATAAAAGCAACAAAAATGGAGAATTGCCGTTTTTATGATGTAACTTTGTGAAGCACAATTGTTGAATTTATGACAAAAAAGAAACACTACAGAAAATCAACGCGAAAAATATTCCCTATAAAATTAACAATAGGAAATGTCTACTTCTCAATTTGTGTTGTCATTATCTTATATGCAGTTATTTCTGCACTAATTTTGACACCAATGCTAAAACATTACGGAAGTCAATGCAAAGCCGTAATCACTGACAATGAATCATCATTGATCCACAGGTACACTACAAATTGTTATCTTTATGAGTTCAGTGTCGGAGATGAAACCTATACAGGGAATTCTTTAATTGAAGTTGGCAATAAGGATAAGATCGGGGACACTATAGAAATTCTCTATTTTCAATGTTGGCCTTCATTTAATAGACCTATATACTTTTATGACAATGAATAACTCTTAGAAGAAATGAAGATTAGAACATTTTTTAAGACCATTTTTTGCACAGGATTGGCTTTATCTCTTGCTTTATATTTGTTATATTTATATGGCAACCATATCGAAAAGACTCAGAAACCAATTGTTGATTATCTGTATAATGGATATGAAGAAAAACTTGATTATAAGCGTTCAAACACAATTCTAATAACATATAAATCAAAACAATACAGATTACATACTGGAGATAGAATATTGAACGAAATCAAGTCAGGAGATATTCCTAAATTGTACTATGCTTCCAAAACGGATTATCTTTTTTTTGAGGGAGATTATTTGCCAGTCGGTTATGCCGAAGCGGTATTGATTTTCACGTTAATTTTTTCTGTTGGCGGTGCTTTTATCTGGAGAAAACAACTTGATGATGATATTAGCAAAATGTAAAAACATACAAAGACTATGAAACTTCTTTGAAGCGGAATCTCCCCTAATCCGCCTTTCCCTATAAAGCCTTTGTCTTGCGCCCAACCAACGTAGGACAAGGGCTTTTCCTTTGTGGGCAGCAGCCATCGGCATCATCTCCTGTTACGATTCGCTTCATCTGCACCTTTTTTGGTGAAAACAACCTGAATCAGAAGAAGATCTTCTCGAACACCGCACCAACGGCACCGATGCCTTCGATACGCTCAATATCGGCGCGAGAAGTTCCCACAGCATGATTTATACCCAATAGCGATTGGTGGAGTAAGATAATTGCTCATTTTTGCAGAAAATAAGAAGAAACTCTGTATCTTTGTAGCAACAAAACCTACTTTATGGAACAACTATTATTCATCGTATTGGCAGTTGTCATCATTTTCGCCTTGTTGTATAAGTGGAAAAAGCGGACAGAGAAAAAGATGGGCAACGATTTGAACGCTCTCATTGAAGCTAATGACTGGCGGGGAGTGTGTCGTATTTTACGCAAGCAACTGATTGTTTGGGGACTTGTGCTTGTGTTGTGTATTGGATTATTGGTGGCTCGAATAATGAGTGGCGGACAATTCTATACACCTATAATTGTTTGTGCTTTCTTGGCATGGAGATTCTTCAAGTTGGCAAACCTTTACATGATTTCGTACAAGAACATGAAAGTAGTAGAGGTAGAGAGTGAAGACAATATACCGCCTTTGCCTTCCATTGAGTGGCTTCTTCAAGGTTGTAAAGTTACCCATGTAGATGTACCTTCGCCAGAGATTAAGCAGTTGTGGCTTGATGCTTACGAGAGAGGCAAGCAAGAAGGCTTTAGCCCGGTTCTGTTGGCTGTAGACAGTTGTTTTTTCGACTCACTTGATGACAGTTCTGAATGCTATGATGAAACCAAGCGTCAGGAGTGGCAATCTAAAATGTTGGCATCAAACTTAAACGATGGAGCTTCTATCCTGCATGAAAGAATGGAACAGGTAAAGGAAGAATACAGCGATGCAGAATGGAAGAATGATGTTGTTGGTACAGATGAGGATATTGAGCCTATCAATGATTTTGAAATTGTAGAAGGCACGGATCTCTATCTTGTTGAAGTTCCCGTGAAAGAACCATGGAAAGTATTTGCGTATGTTCCGTTTGGTGACTGGAATGAATGTCCGAAAGCTGAAGAACACATGGCAATAGCCAAATATTGGTATGAGAAACATGGTGCGTGTGCAGCATATATTTCAAATGATGTTGTTGAGTATTATCTGCCCAGTTCAGTGATGGGTGATACAATGCCTATTGCAGAGGAACATTTGGGATATAGTGCGGATATTTTACAAGGAAACAATCTTGCATCCCTTTCTTCTCAACTTAAAAAATCCACAATATGGTATTTCTGGTGGGATTGATTTATTGAAGCGGAACACTGCCTAATCACCATTTCCTATACGCCTTTGTCTTGCGCCCAACGCAGGATGAAGGCTTTTCTTTTTTCAGCGGTATGCTCCGTCTTCAGCACCTCCTTCGCTGCGCTCTCCGCACCTTTGGCTTTTGCAATCTCTCAGGCGTGAGAGTTAATAACGAAAGGTAGCCAATCCCGATTTTCAAAGGAGTAAGGCGTGGCGCATAGCCTTTCCTGCACTTTGTGCATCTTTCCCATGCTGTTATCTTGGTAGCTTGCTCCACCGTCCCATGCAATGTCTGTGGACGAATCGGCTTTTATTTCGCCACCAAAATGACAAGTATTCATATTAGCCTTTTTTCATCCGTTCCACACTCTCATTAGTGAATGAACTCCGATACTGCTGATGTTCATTTTTGTAGCCACAAGCACATCCACCTTTCTGCTTACCTTAAAGATAGGTATCTGTCTGCCACGATTTCATCATGAAAGAGGTAGCCATCCCATCCTATGATGACAACAAAGATTGCACAATCCAGTCTACCGGTCTTCTTCTTTTATTATTCCGGAGTAATATTCTGAAGTGGTGTTCTTTGTACCAAATCATTTTATTTGTTCGACGTGAAGCACTTACCAAATGTAATGCTTATGATTTTTCCTTTGCAAAGTTAGCGCAAGCGGCATTCTGAAAGGGTCGCGCTCCACGCTTATCCTAAGATTTTTTCAAAAGTTTTTGGGGCAGGTTTGCCTCATTCCAAAATCTTTCAAGCCCTGAAGGATGAAATAATCTTGGCTATCCCTTGCATTAAAATGCCTTCTCCTTGCTGCTCCTTGTATGCACGTAAAAATTACAAAAGCACTTCGGTGCTTCACTTTTAAGTCGAACAAATAAAAATTTAAAGATTATGGTACACACCACTTTTAATTCAGAATATCACTTCGGTAAAAGAAGCTCAAGACAGGTTGAATTGTCAAGCAATCTCTATCAAGTTGTCATCAATGGAGAAGATGGCGAGTATATCGAATATGAAATCGAGGCGGACAGCCATTCTGAGGCAAGCGCCAAGGCGGAAGCACTCGCAGCTGACAGCTTTGTAGACATCAGCTATATCGAAGTCTATCTCATTCACTAATCAGATTGTTTCACTCTTAAAATAAGAAAGTTATGAATACTTCAAATGTCATTTTAGCAGCTAAAGCCAATTCCGGCAAGTCCACAAACAATGTATGGGTCGTTTACACAAGCGATAACAGCTCAGACAAGATGTATTGCACAAGTGCATACAAGGCTATGCGCCTCGCCTTCCTCCTCAAAAAGAGGTTGGGATTGAACATCTCTGATAATTGCCTCGCACGCCTCTCGCAAGAGATTGCAAAAGCCAAGGGAGCCACAGCTCCCACGGCGCAGGAGGTGCAGAAGCCGGAGCCAGCTCCAGTAGAGGAAAAGCCTAAGAAGAAAAGAGGGCGCAAGCCAAAGGCTGAAAAGGCTGCTTAGGCAGTCTTCCACTTCCGCCCGGCTCGAAGGAGTCGGGCTTTCTTCTGTCGCTGCTGCAAGATCGTAACAAGTCCGCACTTGCCTACACTCCATACTAAAGCCCTTTGTCCTTCGAGCCGTGCAGAGCAGGGCTGCGGTTAGGTCTTTTCTTATACAGGCAAAGCCAGTTATCTTTGAAAACAAAAAGGTCATGCTGAAAATCAATTATAATCCTTCTCTCTACGTCTTCACTTGCAACATCCCATCGGAGATAGAAATATCTACTGATGCTGCTTCGGTATATGTCACTATCGCATGTGGTCCTGACACTATCTTTGAAACTACGCTTTACCCTTACAACAACATCGCCATGCTCTATGATGCTCGCTCCATCATCGAGGGACACATGCTGGATAAGCAACGTGTCTTCGCCAACTTTGTCATCACGGCGGACACAAAGACCGAGGAGACGACCACGCCGGAGCGCCATTTCATTTACTCTCGTCTGAGCCTCGCCACAAATGCCATGGGCTTTGTACAGCTGTTCTTCCTCACCACACGCTCAATGTTCACCATTCCACGCAATTCGTTTCAGACTCTTTCGGCGTTTTACTTGCCTGATGTCACGCTGCAGGGCTACACCGAGTGCCTGGCTCTCTTCGATGGCGAGTCTACACCTCGCATGGTTCGCATCGAGGATGCTAAAGTGGACACCAAAAACACCACCTTGATACGTGACATTATAAGTCCTATTGCTATAGAAACCCGCATCGGCAGCAAGTGCCGACTGCTCCAGTTCACCGTTCATCGTGGCTTTCTTGCCAAGACGTTCTATGTCACTGACCGCACGCCGAACCTCACGCTGCTCGTGCGCAATGAGTTCAACTGCGATGAATACATACACCTCACTTGCGTCACCAAGAGCAAGCTCGATCTCGACCGTTCCACTGCCACCTCGCTCGGTATCACCACCTTCTATGATGACAAGTCAGCCTACGAGTATGACGTGGAATCCTCGATGCTTACCTTCGAGGAAGCCAAGCACTTCTCCCAGCTCCTCCTTTCTCGCTATGTCAACATCGTGGAGAAAGGTGGTGCCCTGGCACCTATCACCATCACTGATATAAACAGTGAAATCTCCGATGCCGATAACGCCACGAACAGCATCAAGTTCAAGTACAAGTACAGCAGCCATCATTTCCCATTCACCATCAACTACGGCAACAACATCTTCGATGATCCTTTCTACCGCACCTTCGATTAACGCCCATCACTATGCAATCCATTCACATCTCCACCCTCCGCAAAATCCTCGACTCTCCCGAACCCATCGACATCCGTCTATGGACTCGCAGCGGTGAAATCCAGTCCTGGCACCGCTGCATCTCCCTCAAATATGACTTCTACAAAGGCACAAGACGAATGAAGCTGCTGGACTCTAACGAAATCCGGCAGCTTCGTGATGTGTGTATTTTTGAGGTGAATGGGATTGAGGTGTATATGTAGTGTGTCACAAGAAGTATCTTTTTTTTGTAACAAGATCAACATTTGTGTTTGCATGGCTGATATTGTATATTTGTGGTTTTATAGAATATGTATCGGGCATTTTTTAGTTAAACATTGCTACTTTTCTAAGCCTTTTCTTTGTTTTGTCACAAAAAGTTGCTAATTTTGTGACAAAATTAAGGTTAGACATGGAAAGTATAGCTCATAAAATTGAAAACAGGATAAAGGGATTTGGTAGGGGAAAGATTTTCTTTGCCGATGACTTCCTTGATTTGGGCTCTTCTGATGCTATCCGACAGACTTTGCTTAGGCTTACAAAAAGCGGGGTAATTATTCGTGTGGCACAGGGCATTTACTGTTATCCCGAAATTGACGAAACTTTGGGATTGGGGATGATTTATCCTACTGACATCCAAATTGCTGAAGCCTTGGCTGAACGCTCTCATTCCAAAATTGTCCCCACTGGCGACTATGCGCTGAATGTTCTTGGACTTTCTACACAGGTTCCGTTGAATAGTGTTTTCCTCACAAATGGAAAGTCGCGCAGAATATCAGTGTCAGGGAATAGATCTATCACATTTAAGAATACGGCTCCACGCAACTTGGCTTTTACGAACCGACTTGCCATGTTGGTTAATTCTGCTCTAAAGTCGATAAAGAACGTCAATGTTACTACTAAACAGACGGATCATATTTACTACTTATTGAGACAGGAGAAGAAAGAAGATGTGCTTGTCGACTTGAAACTGATGCCTGTATGGATTAGAAAAATTGTACAAAACGCTTATGAATAAATTCTTTGAACTTTCGTTTGACGACCAACGACGTGTGCTTCAACAAGCATCTGCACGATGTGGGTTGCCTCCACAGGCTATAGAGAAGGACTTGTGGGTTTCTAATATTCTGCAAATCGTTTTCGACTTGCCTTTTGCTGATAAACTCATCTTCAAAGGTGGCACATCTTTGAGCAAGGTCTGGCATCTTATTGAGCGTTTCTCTGAAGACATTGATTTGGCTGTCGACCGCTCTTTGTTTGGGTTCGAGGGCGACTTGACGAAGAAGCAGATAAAGAAACTGCGCAAGGCTTCTTCGCTATTTGTCAAAGACACGTTTTGCCAGGCATTGCAGGAGGCTGTCGAGAAATATGGTTTGCAGGACTTTTGCAAAATCGAGTCTGAGCCAGACGGTGAGGGCGATAGCACATATCCAGAACCGAGAAAGATTTTCGTGAGGTATAAGAGTGCTTGGGCTGAGCCGTCTGAATACCTTTCGCCAATAGTGATGTTGGAGATTGGAGCAAGGTCTTTGCTGGAGCCAAACGAGCAAACACATATCAACAGTATGGTCGAGGGCGTGTTTCCTACCATACAGACAACAATTGTCGATAGCAAGGTGGCAACGGCTCTTGCAAGCAAGACTTTCCTTGAAAAGGTATTCCTCTTGCACGAGTTGTTTTCCGTAGAGGGACGTGGTGTCATTGCCGACCGCAAGTCAAGACATCTTTATGACCTCTCTCGTATGATGGACAAAGACTTTGCTTTGGCTGCCATAAAGGATGATGAACTGTGGGAATCCATTCGTCATCATCGCGAGATATTCACAAGCATTAGTGGTATGGACTACACACCAGACATCCGTCGTCGCATCGTTCTCGTTCCTCGTGAGGATATACGCAGCGCATGGGAGGCTGACTATAAAAGTATGTGCTCTTCCATGATTTTCGGAGAGAAACCTTCTTTCATTGAACTCATTGAGAATATGAAAGTGCTTGAAGATAGATTCCACAGGTTTTGAAATGTGACAAGAAATGAAAAAATGCAATAATTCATGCAATATATTCAAAATCTACCGTTTATTTTAAGTAGTACAATTAAACGTAAAATGAAAAAGACTTTAAACCTTTTATTCCTGCTACTTGCAGTTTTTGCTGTTTCAAGTTGCAGCAGCGATGATGACGAGAAAAAAGATTCCGTCAAGGAGATAACAATATATGTTTCTTCTGAAACGGGTGAAAGTTACGGATTTAACTCTACCCCAGAGGAATGTATGCTTGTAAAGTTTGATAATCCAAATGGTAAATGGGAACATCTTGGTCTATATCGTATCGAGGGTTTCACTTATGTAAAAGGGCATGAGTATGAATTGCGGGTAAAGATGACTACACTTGCCAATCCGCCAGCTGACGGCTATAGCCACAAATATTTGCTCGTCAAAATTGTTCAAGACAAACTCGTCAAAGAGACGGAAACTCCAACCAATAGTGTAAAGTCAGAAAGCGACATTGAGTATCAGGAGCTGTGCCCGTACAACAAATACGAGGCAGAAGACAACTATATCGTAGATGGCGAAGGAAATATCTATAAAGGCAATGGATGGCCAAAACCTTCTTATGAACATAGCAGGATATACGTAGAAAATGTTCTTGATAAAGGCGATGACAACTGGGTCAAATTCAATAGCATCCCATATCAGGCGTATTGCTCATACGTCATTTCTCCGCTGACAGACGATATAAGGTTGGTGTACAATGAGGACGGCGGCCCGTTGTTTAAGAAGGTAATACCGGAAAGCGAATTTGAGTATATTACAAAAAAGATGAACTCAGGCGAGAAACTGCAGTATTTTCTCATCTTGGCCAATGTATACAAAAAAGGACTCCAGAAATTGAAATTTACAATTACGAAACAATGAAACGCTGTTTGTACGAATAATGTGCCATAACAAATAAGTGATTATGAAAAAGCGTTTCCTCTTACCAATCGCTTTTCTGATGGTTACGACATTATCTGCCCAGCCATTGGCTCCAAGCAGTTGTGCTGATGTCTGCCAAAAGGATGCACTTATAACTGTTGCAAGGAGTGTCGCCAATACCTTTGGTCCTGCATACGTTCCGTTTTTCAAAGGTGCTGAAATATCTGAAATGCGGATTTTCCAAAAGGACGACTATGGTGACAATCATCGCAAAATAAGAAAACAGTTTGGGAAAGCGTATTATGAAGTGGTTTTTACTTATGACAGCACGGCTGTCAGATTTGCATTTGACTATGCTGCCAAGGTCAGGATATGGAAAGATACTGGCGAACCATTGGATGTGATTTTTGGCAATGGCATGGGAAGAAACTTTCTCTTTAAAAGTTTCAGAAAACAAACAAGACAAAACAAAAAGAGAAAGAAAGCAACGGCACATTCGATAGAGCAAGTCCCTTTGCAAACAGAGAAGACACCTGAAAACATTTGGAAGATAAAAATCGAATGAAACTGCTGGATTAAGACAAATATCTACAGTTTTCAATGCGAATCCCTACTTACTGCCAAGCCATCTTTTCACATTCATTATGGCTCTGTTCTGTTCGCCTCCGGTGTGGTCTTTCACAATCTTTCTGCTATCTTCTTGCACAGCTTCATAAAGAACCAACAGATGAAAATTTGATGGCTCAATAAGTTGTTCCATGATAAGTGGTATTATCTGTTTCCCCATGGATTTCAAATAGTGGAACTCGGGTAACTTTGAATACGAATATGTATTTGAGCTCAAGAGCATTTCACGATTATGGGTTATTGCGTAATTCCATTTGTAAAGCAAAAAGGAGAAACATGTTTTTATGCTATCAGGGGCCTGTGCAGCCAGTTCCTTGACTTTGTGCTTTTCCTCCGTTGTCAATGTTGGCGTGTCAAATTTAGTAGATGTAGCCATCTCGTTCATACTATGATCTAACAAGTTCGGACTCGTTATCAAAAACCATTGATTGCTTTCCCAATATTGATACTCTCCTTGTTTTTGTTCTTCGCCCTCAAAAGTTACCTTGGCTTCTCCATTAAGGAATGGAGTGGCATAAGAAAAAACAGGTGGTATTACGATAACGCCACAAGTGTCGGCAAACCCCACTTTGCCATTTTTCCCAATAATTCTAAACAAGCCATCACTAACGCAGTCTGGACCATTGTCTATCTTATATACCTCAAACAACTCCTTTCCATGGTTGTCTATACCGATGATTTTACCTTTTCTATTACCTACAAAACCGATGGACGTGATAGTGTCTGTAAACGCTATTGTGTATTTCTTGCTCTTCACTATTGTTTTCCCATCAGAGTTTTTGTAACAGATGTGTTTCTCATTATCGCATTTATAAATAGATTGTGCGTCTACTCTCTGAAAGTGTATCAGAAATAGAAGAATGAGGGTTGTAAAAAGAGCGATTGAGAGAATAGGTGATATTATCTTTTTCATTTTGTCTAAAACTATTAGTTAATCATATATTAAACCCAGATGGTTTAATGGAATAACGTTATTTTAGAACTTTTCGTATAAACCACGATTGATTTTCACGCATTAAAGATTAGCCTTTTAATATAAAAGCATATAATTCCTAAGGAATTAAGAATTAGCCTTGTCTTTTCCCCACCTCCCAATCGCTCATATCTTTGCCCTAAAAAAGCAAGATATGAGCGATTTTTCATTTATCCCACCGACATCCGTTGTCACCATCCCCGGCACCCACGCCTCCGCAGCCTTCACCTCCAAGACATCCGAAGTCTTCAAGGAGGAGCACAACATCGCACCAATCATCATCAACGACAGGATGAAGTACATCCCGTGGGGAGGTGACAACCAGATGCCGTACAACATCATTGACCTCATCGAGTCTGACGAGACGATGAGCACTTGTCAGATGTTCAATGCCGAAGTCTGCTATGGCAGTGGACTTGTCTATGACACAGAGCTTGCCACCGCACAAGTGCAAGCGCAAGTGGATGACTTTATGCTGGACAACGACCTCGCAAGTTACTTCCTCGGTGTGTGCCAGGACTTCAAGCACTTCGGATTCTGCGTCAGCGTGATCATCCTCAATGAGGATGCCAGTCACATTGTCCGCATCGTGCGCAAACAAGCGTGCTATGTCCGCTTTGCTCCTGCCGACAAGTCGGGCGTGATACCTTACATCCTCTATGCCAACTGGCGTAACACGGTCAGTCCGGAGGACATCGAGCGCATCGAACTTCTCAATCCACAGTCGCCATTCACCGACCTTCAGAACAGAGGGAAGAAAATCAAGAAGTTCGCTGTCATCAGCCGTATTCCTACGCCCGACAATACGTATTATCCAATACCGTACTATGCAGCTCTTTTCAAAGGAAAGTGGTTCAACATCAAGCAGCTCATTGGCATCGCTAAGGAAGCGAAGCTCCGAAACTCAGCGCCCATCAAATACCACATCGAGATTGCCAACTCGTTTTGGAACAACATCTTCAAGGTCGAGGGCATAACTGACCGTGTCAAGCAGCAGGAGCGTGTCAACAAGGAGAAGGACAACATCATCAACTTCCTCACTGGCATGGAGAACAGCGGAAAGGTACTCTTCTCTACGTTCTATGTTTCGCCCAATGGTGAGGAGCAGCATGACGTGGTCATTAACAAAATCGAGACGGATAAGGAGGGTGGCGACTGGGCTACGGACATTGTCGAAGCCATCAACATGATGTGCTTCACCATGCGTGTACATTCTAATCTCGTAGGCTCGGTGCCAGGCAAGTCGCAGACCAATAACTCCGGCAGCGACAAGCGCGAGCTTTACACCATCGCCCAGGCTCTGCAAAAGCCTTACCACGACCTTCTCTTTTCCGTTCACCGACTGATTATCCGTTTCAACAAGTGGACTGCGGTAAAGCCAGACTGTCCATTCATCCAGCTCACCACGCTCGATGAGAATAAGGACGCAAAGCAAGTTTCACTCAATAAATCTAAAGACAATGGCAATGCTGATAAATGACAACGATACCCTAAAGAAGTACGTCCCCAACACGCTCAAAGCGGTTGCTGGTGAACTTTCTCTTTTCGACAAGATACAATATCACCTCTTACAAGCGGAGCAATGGCTTACCGACACTTTCGTTTCATCCGACACGATGAGTCGCATCCGCACATACTCTGACAGCACACCGCTACTGCACTACTGCCGTATCATCACGGCTGCAGAGGCGATGCTGCACGCCGTACCACAGCTTGACCTTATCCTTACGCCTAATGGCTTTGGGATTGTCAGCAACCAAAATATTGCACCAGCAAGCAAGGATCGTATCGAAAGACTACTTCTGTCTCTCGAAAAGCAGCGCGACGATGCGCTTGCTGTTATCCTCACCTTGCTTCCGGATGCTCACCATTGGACTGCTTCGGAGCAGTTCAATTACTTCGCTGCCACGATGTTTCCTACACTCGACATCGTGCACCAACTGGGCTTCGCTGACCATATCTGGCTGCGATACCAGGACACTCGTGCCAAGTTACTCACCATTGAGCACCGCCTCGAAACGGAGTTCTTCAGTCCGGAACTCATGGACATGCTTCGCACGGCCAACGCTCTCAACAAATGGGATATGACTCTCGACACCGCTCAATACAAACGGATGTATCAGCGCATCTCTGCCATCGAGTTCTCTATCCTCCGTATCGGTGAATACCCGATACCAAGCATCATCGACATCGTGAACAGCATACGTTTAGCAAAGGGCAGCGTATTCGCTGAATGGAAACAGTCTGACACCGCTAAACTCTTTGAAGACCATGGATATAAAAATAAAAAAGAGAGTGGAGGGTATTTCTTCTGAAAATCAGATGCGCTTTCGCAAAATAATTGTATTTTTGCGAAAGCAAAACAAAATATATGGAACAATTCAAATTCGATTTTTTCAAAAAGGAGCACAGCAGTCAGACCATGAATGTTGTCACACTCTCCAAAGCAGAATGTGATAAGGTTTTTGCCTCGTTTTGTTCGGCATATAATATGGAGAAACAAGAGCGAAACCAAGTCTTTGACATTATTCAAGATAAGGGCATCCCGGTAAACTTCACAAACGCAGAAGAGAAAAATTTTGATTTGTCTTGTTTAATATCCGAAATTTGCAAGAGGCAGTTGCCCACACATCTTTATGTATGTTGGGATTTTTTTTATGCAATAGACCGTTTTGACTATAATGATATCGTTAAATATTTTAGTGATATATGGTATCCATCAGTTGATGACATAATAATTTTTGATGACTCATATAAAGTTTGTATGATGATAAGACACGATGGCGTAATTTATTTATTGAATAAAAAACCTCAGAAATAAGAAACAAATACAACGTTTTGGGTATTGATAGTAGTCTTCTCTCGTGTAACAAATTATGAATTAACATGGAAGCAACAAGATGTTTTACTTCACTCCTTAAACTCTTTATTTGGATAACAATTTTTCTTATTTTCTCCTGTTCACCAAGTAGAAAACACAAATTGGAAATTTCTGCCAATATATTGTGTGGAGAATGGAGTTTAGAAGGAGGAGAAAAGCGGGTAAATTATCCCGAAATTGAGTTTTGTAAGGATAGAACTGCTGTACTTTATTCACAAGCAGATACTATATATCGATTTACATTTTACACAAGAAATGACACGTTGTTTCTTGTTGATGTTTATGGAAAGAGATATGTAAATAGGATTAAGAAACTTACCAACAACACCATTGTTTTTGATGGCATAGCAGATGTTGACAAGGAACAAACGTATAAAAGGTAGATGTCTTTTCCCCAACCCAAATGCTTCCGTACTTTCGCAGTATGGAAGCATTTTCACACTTTGATTTTTCATTATATAACGAGATTGATTCTTCTAAAAAATGATCTCAAACATTTGCTCGTTAAGAAAAAAAGTGTTATCTTTGGCGCATTAAAAACCATAAAATCATTCGCTTATGAAGAAGCTATTTTTCATCATCTTCCTCATGGCTTTCTCGTTTGCGATAACTGCAAACGCCAAGAAGCCGAAACAAAAAGTCGTATGGCCTATGGCTGTGCTGACTCTCAATGACGGAACTGTGCTTAATGGCTATCTGCGCACAGACATTCATTTTATGCAAAAATATGTTCTTTTCAGCGAGACCGAAGAAGGAAAAGATGTGAAATATAAAAATGAGACCATTAAATCCCTTGTTGTAAAAAATTGTTTTGGTGATGGTAAAGAAGCTACATTCATTCCCATAAAGTTGTATTGGAGTGACCAGAAAAAAATAGCTCCTAAACCAATATTGGCTATTCAAAATTACCAAGGAAAGCATGTCAAGGGATATATGTACCCTACGTTCTTTGATGACACTCGTACAAGTATTAATGCAGGTGTAATGCAGAATACATCAATGTATTCGGGAGAATGGTGGTATCTTTATAACGTTGATTCTGACAATACTCTAAACGTATCGTTTTGGGATTATTCGTATAGCCGAAAGCCAAAATCTCTAAAATCTCGCTTAAAAGACATGAAAAAAGATTTCAAAAAATATCCACAGGTTTATGAAACAGTTGAAAAGCAAGGTTTAACTGCTGAACAGATTAGCGAGAACCCTACCATTCTTCTTGAAATTCTTGACAAGAGTCTGCAATAACCTCTTGTCTTTTCCCCCATACAAATGCTTCCGTACTTTCGCAGTATGGAAGCATTTTTCGATTTATCCCTCCCCAAGTCGTGGGCGGACTTATCCGACCCGCAACTCCTCTTTTTCTTCCGCCAACTTGCTACCGACAAGCCCATGGCGGAAATCCAAGCACTATGCCTGTGCCAATGGGCAAACGTCCTTGTGCGTTGCCGTTTGTACGGCAGCGTTTACCTCGTCCAACACGGCAAACAGCAAGCCACGCTGACTTTGCGCCAGTTCGTCTGTGCCTTCACCGCCCTTGACTTCCTTAAATCATTCCTACATACGCCTCTACCAACGCATCTCTGCCATTGAGTTCTCTATCCTCCGCATCGGTGAATACCCGATACCAAGCATCATCGACATCGTGAACAGCATACGTTTAGCCAAAGGCAACGTATTCGCTGAATGGAAAAACTCAGACACCGCCAAACTCTTTGAAGACCATGGATATAAAAATAAAAAGGAGTGTGGAGGGTATTTCTTCTGAAAAAGTTGTATTTTTGTGGCAGTTCTACAATGATTAACCTGTTGGCGGAATTAATTTAGTGCATACTTAATTCTGCCAATGGGCTTGTCGTTAATGAAGTTTACGTATTGCAGAATGGTAAGTGCACTAATTTTGCCAATGATCCTGGCA